CCCAGCCAGAGATTAATCCCGGAAATCAAGGAATCAAGCGTATGAAATCAAAGACCACCCACGGCGGCGCGCGCCCTGGCGCGGGGAGACCGCGCAAAGTGGCGGGGTCGTTCTCCGGAGACGACGCGCGAGCGTTCTTGCAGCTTGTCATGCGCGGCGAGATCGAGGCTGCGCCCGCGCAGATACAGGCCGCGAAGGCGCTGCTGCGCGCCAGCGGCGGCGTGAAAGCCGAACGCCAGCGCGAGGCCGAGCACGTCGTCGCCGGCAAATTCAAACCAATGCCAATCCCTCTGAAACTCATTGCCGGTGGCTGATCCTTGGTGGTCGACTGCATGCCCTGACTGGCAGCGCAGGATCATTGCTGGAGAGTCGCTGATCCCGTTCTCGCCGCTTTACCCAAACAAGGCTGAGGAGGCGCTGCGGTACTTCGACGAATTGCGCGTTGTAGACATGGCAGGCAGCCCGCGCATGGGGAGTGCAGCGCGACCGTGGGTGCGCGACGTCGTAGCGTCGATTTTCGGGGCCTGCGATCCAGAGACGGGCCGTCGGGCTATCCAGGAGGCCCTGCTGCTGATAGCGAAAAAGAACGGAAAGAGCACGACCGCCGCAGCGATCATGATTACGGCGCTGCTGCTGAATTGGCGGCAATCAGCAGAAATGGGCATCCTGGCGCCTACACTCGAAGTCGCCAATAATTCCTGGGCGCCCGCGCGTGACATGATACGCGTCGATCCTGAACTGTCCGCGCTGCTCGCTGTGCAGGATCACATCCGCACGATCACGCACCGGACGACGGGTGCCAAGCTGCAAGTAGTAGCCGCCGACAGCGAGACGGTTGCCGGCAAGAAGTGGTCGATCACGCTGGTCGATGAACTCTGGCTGTTCGGCAAACGTCCGAACGCGCACAAGATGCTGCTTGAGGCGACCGGAGGCATGGCGAGCCGGCCCGAGGGTTTTGTCCTCTATTTGTCGACACAGTCGGACGAAGCGCCGAGCGGCGTGTTCCGCGAAAAACTGCTGTACGCGCGCAGCGTGCGCGACGGACGCATCGTTGACCCAGAGTTTTTGCCAGTTCTGTACGAATTTCCGCCATCGATGCTGGCGGACAAATCGTACATGGACGAGGCCAACTGGCGCATCACGAATCCGAATCTGGGTGCCAGCGTCGACGCCAGTTACATCCGGAGAAAGCTGCGCGAAGCGGAAGAAGGATCTGGCGCGACGCTGCAAGACGTGCTTGCCAAGCACCTGAACGTCGAGATTGGCCTCGCGCTGGCGCACAACCGTTGGGCCGGAGCCGACTACTGGGAACAGCAGCGCGTAGACGGAGGGCTGACGCTGGAACAGGTGATCCAGCGCAGCGAAGTGCTGACCGTCGGGATCGACGGCGGTGGCCTGGACGACCTGCTCGGGCTTGCCGTTGTAGGGCGCGACGCGCAAACCCGCGAATGGTTGCTGTGGACGCGCGCGTGGGCGCACCACGTGGCGCTCGAGCGCCGCAAAAGCGAGTCGTCGCGAATGCGTGACTTCGAAAAAGACGGAGATTTGCGCGTTGTGGATCGCATCGGCGACGACGTAACGGAGGTCGCTGCGACCGTAGCGCAAGTACACGAGAGCGGGAAGCTGGATCGGATCGGAGCAGACCCAGCCGGGATCGGAGCAATCGTCGATGCAATTGTTGCGGAGGGCGTCGAGCAGGATCGAATCGTAGGAATATCGCAGGGCTGGAAAATGACTGGAGCCATCAAGACCACGGAGCGCAAGCTCGCCGAGCGCGCGCTGTGGCACGGCGGCCAGCGGCTGATGCAATGGTGTGTAGGCAACGCCAAAGTAGAGCCAAGAGGCAACGCAGTGACGATCACAAAGCAAGCGGCAGGAACAGCGAAGATCGACCCGCTCATGGCGACTTTCAATGCGGTTTCCTTGATGGGGCTGAATCCGGCAGGCGGCGCGTCGCTTGACAGCATCATCAATTCTCCGATCAGCGCATGAGCTTTCTGACAACTTTTTCACGCTGGTTCGGGCGTAGTGCCGTACTTGCGGATCGCGACGGCGATCAACTTGTGCTGCCCTCGTCGACGCTGGTCGAGAACACCCAGCCGCTCGGGCCTGACTCGGCACTGCAGTTGGCGACGCTGTACCGCTGCGTCGATCTGCTCAGCAAGACTATCAGCACGCTTCCGCTGTTCGTGTACGAGCGTGACGGTGCCGGCCAACGCCGACTTGCGCGCAATACGATGCTGTGGAAACTGATGCACGATGCGCCCAACGCCCGCTTAACCGCATCCGAGTTCTGGGGCGCGATGGTGCTCAATTTTCTCATGCGCGGTAATGCCTACGCGCGGGTGCAGCGCAGCGACCGCGGCGACCCTGTGGCGCTGTGGCCGATGTCGTCAGAACAAGTCATTCCTTACATCGACCCGGAAACTGGAGATCTGTTTTACGAATATCAGCAAAATACCGAGCGCTGGTTGCTGCCCGCTGAAGAAGTTCTGCATGTTCGCGACACAGGCAACGGCATCGTTGGCCTGTCGCGGATCGACTTCATGCGCGCCAGCATCAACGAATCCGCGCGCGCGCAGGCTCAAGCAACGCGCCTGTTTGCGAACGGCAACAAGCCTACCGGTTTGCTGATGGTGCCCGCCAAGCTGAGCGACGATCAGCGCGCGCGCCTGCGGCAAAACTTCGGCGAGATCGCCTCTGGCCTTGAGTCTCGGCTTTTCATTCTCGAGGCTGACATGAAGTACGAGGCGATCAGCCTTTCGCCCAACGATGTGCAACTGCTGGAAACGCGCCGCTTCAGCGTCGAGGAAATCTGCCGCTGGTTTGGCGTTCCGCCTGTACTGGTCGGCCACAGCAATGTCACGACCTGGGGCAGTGGCATCGAGCAGATTCTCGACGGCTTCCACAAACTCACCGTGCGGCCCATGCTCACCGTCATCGAGCAAGCCATCGCGCGCCGCGTGCTCGCGCCAGCGATGCGCAATAGCTACACCGTCGAGTTCAGCTTCGACGCCTTGTTGCGCGCCAATATCAGAGACCGCATGGAGGTCTACGCCAAGGCGGTGCAAAACGGCATCATGACCCGCAACGAAGCGCGCCAGCTGGAGAATTTGCCGCCAGTGGACGGCGGCAACGTCGCCACCGCTCAAACCAATCTTGCCCCCCTTGACATGCTTGGGCAAGTCGTATCCAAAGGAGCTACTGATGCTTCGCAAGACCCTGTCTCTCAGTGACGCGCAGGTCAAGTTTGCCGACGATGGCGGCGGCAGATTCGCTGGCTACGCCTCCGTTTTCGGCGGCGTGGACTCGTATGGCGACACCATCCTGCGCGGCGCCTATGAGTACACGCTGAAGAATCACGGCAAGCCCAAGATGTTTGTCAATCACGACAGCATGGGCCTGCCTGTAGGAAAGTGGATCGTCGCCAGGGAAGACGACCACGGTTTGTATGTCGAGGGCGAGTTCACCCCCAACATGGCGCGTGCAGAAGAAACGCGCGCCTCGCTCAAGCACGGAACCGTCGATGGCTTGTCCATCGGCTACGTGCTCAAGAAGGGCGACTACGACGAAATGGACGACGACAAGCGCGTGATTCGCCGCGTGAGCCGTTTGTTCGAGGTCTCCGTGGTCACGTTCCCGGCAGATCAAGCCGCGCGCGTTGACCTTGCCAGCGTGAAGAATGATGAAGTCGAGGCTATCGAGACCGTCAGAGATTTTGAGTGGTTCCTGCGGGACGTAGGTCATCTCAGCAAAGGGCTGGCGAAAGCGCTTGTCAGCCGCGCGCGAGTTCTGTTCGGGACGGAGGAGCCGGCCCTGGGCGACACGCGAGCGAAATCCGCGCAGGAAGTGCAGCAAGAAGTGCAGGTCGTGTTGCAACGGATGCGGCAGCGCCTTGATCACTGATTCATAACCTCGTTTCAAACTCAAAGGAAGTACACAAATGGATATGTCGAACATCATCAAGGAAATCGGTGCTCTCGAAGCAAAGCTCAACAGCTACGCAGAGAAAGCGCAGCAAGAAATCAAGGCCGCCGGCTCCGCGTCGGTAGAAACCAAAAGCGCCATTGACTCGCTCACCAGGTTTCAGCACGAGATCGCTGACCGCCTGCTGATGCTCGAGCAGAAGCAAGGCGCACCGCGCGGAGAGGAGAAAGTCGTACAAAGCATGGGGTTCGAGTTCACGTCGACAGAGCAATACAAAGCGTTTGTCGGCGGCCAGGTGCGCACCGTGCGAATGGAATTGAAGAACACCACCGTCGGCAGCGACGCCACGGTCGCACCCGACCGCCGCCCTGGCCTCGCCGGCGGCGCGTTCCGCCGGTTCCTGGTCGAGTCCGCAATGAACGCGTTGCCGACCGCCAGCAACGCTGTCGAGTTCACTCGCGAGGTCACGTTCGTCAACAACGCGGCGGAGACGGCGGAAAACA